CAAGCAAAATTCTTGCGATATACTCCGCCTGTGCATGGTTTTGTACAAGATCGCTTGACGGGTGCGAATACTCGGTCACTCCGTTGTTTCTAACACTGTCATCGTCTTGCATCGTCAAAGACTTGGTCGTTATCTCGATTGCCTTGCCCGTAACCGTCAGCACCGCCTTTTGCTTTTCGGATGTCTTGTTCTTCGCAACGACCGAGCAAGCATTGACACCGCCTTGGAAGTCGGTCAATAGCACGTTTAAGTTATCCGTTTCAATTGCAGGATACGCTACTTCGGTATTATAATCGAGCGTCAATTCAAGCGATGCGTTCGGCTCTATATTGAGTTCGACCGATACTGCTTCGACCGTATCGTTCGACAAGGATACGTCACAGTATTCCACAGAAATACGGTTCGCAAACTCGGTCAGAGAAACACTCGATGAGTACGAAAACATATTGCTTTTATCTATCCTTATCGCCGTTGTTGTCTTCGGCTCTTTCTCCGAGCGAACGTTGATTTTATCTTCTCGGTCTACAAACACTTTGCATAGTCCCGCATTGGCAATTTCCTGTAATGCGTCCCAAGCCGTTCCCTTTGGCAGAAATGCCATCGGCACGATTACAGACTTTAAGTCGTTTGAAATAACGAAAGTATATGCCGTTTCGCCGATATTTAAAAGAATGTCGGCAGCTACATCGTATAACGATGCATTCTCTGTCAGCGGAAAGCCGACATAGGTCTTTTTCTGCAGTCGCATCAGCCTGTCCACCGCACTACACTTTACCCATTGCGAATCTTGGTTTATCTGCCATTCATCCGAATAGAATGTGCCGAGCGGTTGGTATTTTACTTCTCCGTCCGTTTCTATGCCTATGCTCGGTAACAGTTTGCGGTCGAGTATCATGAGCGAACGGAGATAGCCCTTATCGAACTTTCTGTCCTTATTAAAGATGTTTACTGTCATCGTGTCGGATACTATGTTGTAGTTTCCGTCCGCCGCACCCATCTCTTCGGACGCTTCGAACATTTCAATGGCATCGCCCTCGTACCGCTCCATCATTCGGTCGTAGAACTTCAATATTTTCGCACAGGCATTCGGCTTGCTCCACTTTGTTATCGTCAGCCTGATGGATGTAATGTCTTCAAGCTGCGGAGTCAATCGGACCTGTATCTGATTATTGACGGTCACACTATCCGAGTGAACAATCTTCCCGTCTCGTTTGTACTGCAAAATGAAGTCGACCGGGTATTCTTGTCTCTTTTCATCGCCAAGCACAACCCAAGAAATAATAGGTCTTTTAACGAAAGAAATTTCGATCCACGGCGCGTTCGCAAACACACCATTACTTCCCGACAGCGAACCGCTCCACCAACCGAGAACGACCGAATCGTCCATCATCTGAAAAGAGCCGTCCATTGTCGCATTGCCGTCCATCGTACAGCCTTTGACTGTCGGCACAAGGTACGCACCGAACACTTCGTCCGGGTGGCTGATAGCCGAATTACCGCTTTCCGTTGTTTGAATGTCCTTACTGATTTCCGTATCCGAGTAGATAACGTCCACTCTGCCGAGTATTTTTCGTGGATTATCCGTATATTCCATAGGTTATCTCTCCACAAAAGCAACGCTGACGCTTGCCCACATTATCTTGCCTTTTACCCAATCGTATCGTGGCTGACAGGACAAGTCCTGCGGACGAGCGGTCATCGACGTCAACTTTCCCGTTTCGGGATCGTTGTAGTCTATCGTCACGAACGAGCCACTTTTCGTTTCGGCAGTCAAGAGTCCCATATCTTCTTTCGAGAGATATTTCCACGCGACTTCGACCTTTCTCTTTCTCCCTATAATGTCTACGACCATCGTGCCGTCCATCGTTCTTTCCGATTTATCCAACACTTCGGTCGAGCAAGTGAGTTCGGTCGGTGCTTTTATCGTCTTACTGTTTATCTTAAAGAAAACCGCCACTTTACACCTCCCTTAAAGCAATGCCGTTTCGCTTGTATTCCTTGTTCAGTCTCGGCATGATAAGCCTTGCGAACTGTTGTCCGTCAATCTCCAAAACGATGTCTTTTTGCTCTTCTCCACCGTTATTGCCGATTGCCGCTATCCCTTGGAGCATTCCGTTGACCATATCCCCGTAGGGACTGTTTCCGCTACCGACTACCGCTCGGTTTGCAGATGCCGTGACATTCAGCGATGATGCGACTTGTGCCGCCGCTTGCTGCAACATAGGTGTATTGTCGTACATTCCGTCTGCCATCATATTCATTAGGTTTGGTATCCACTCGTCTGCCGTGTGTCCCGGACCTTTCTTTGTCGGCGAACCGAAACCGAGAAAGTCTTTTATCGACTGTCCGACCGATTTTACTCCGTCTACGACTTTACTCCATGCTTTCTTTATGCCGTCACCGATATTATTAATTAGGTTTTTACCCCAGTTGAACGCTTGCTTGAACAGGTTGCTAAAGTAGTCTCCGATACTTGAAAACAACCCCGTTATCTTATCCCAAATCCAACCACATACCGAGCAGATCCCGTTCCAAATATTCGTGAAAAAGCCGCTGATACCCGTCCAAATATTGCGGAAGATATCCAGCACATTCACACCGATACCTTGAAAGAAGTCTACGAACCCTTGCCCAAAGCCTTTGATAAACTCCCAAATACCGAGAAAGATATTCTTAATAGCGTTCCAAATACTCGTAGCAATGTTCTGCATATGCGTCCATGCATCCGACCAATCGCCTTTGAGTATCGCGCACACGAACTTGATTACTTCGATGATAGCGTTCGCCACGTCCAAGACAGCACTCAAAAACGGTCCGAGCGCGGCGATGATTCCGTTGACCACTCCGACTACCACTCCGTACAGCACTTCGATGATTTTGCCTATTAACTCAAACACGGGTTTCAAAAGTTGATAGAGTTCTACGATGGTGTCCCAGAGCGATGCAAAGAGTGCCTTTATCTTCTCCCATAACGGTTCTACATAGTTTAGGAATTTCAGCACCGCATTGCTTATAACGTCAAAAGCACTTTTTATAATCGTCCAAAGACGGGTGAAAACGTCCGAGACGACTTTGAGTATCTGCTTGCCGTATTTTTCCCAAAACGTCTTGATTCCATTGACTGTATCAAGTACGATTTTCTTTACGAGCGGCCACACTTTCTTGGCTATAGCAAGCACTTTCGAGAAAACCTCTTTCACGCATTTCCAAACCGTCTTCAAGGCTTGCACGACTGCCGCTTTGATGCGTTCTCCGTTCTCGTCCCACCACGCTTTTATAGCGTTGGCTACGCTTATAATGACTGACTTAATCTTCTCCCATATCCGTATCACGGCATTTCGGAAGTCTTCGTTGGTCTTCCATAAATACACGAGCAAAGCGACTACCGCCGCTATTGCTAAACCGATGAGCCCCGCTTTCGTGAATAGGACTTTTGCCACCTTAATGATTGTGCCGAGACTGCCGACAAGTTTCCCTATTACGATAAGCAATGGTCCGATTGCCGCCGCAAGCAGTGCTATGACTACAATTTGTTTTCGCGTTCCCATCGACAGTCCCATAATCTTTGCCGTAAGCGGCGAGATGTACTTCGTTATAAACTGTCGAATGAGCGGAATCAGCACGTCTCCGAACGAGATCGCTATCTCTTCAAGCTCGGATTTCAGGATCTTCCATTGTCCTTGCAAAGTATCGAGCTGCGTTGCCGCCATGTCGGTCGCTTTGTTCGTTCCCGTAATGGCTTTGGTCATTCCCCTTACGGCATCACCGCCCGCCGACATCAAAGCAAGCATACCCGGACCGCCCCTTGCTCCGAAAATCTTCATTGCTTGCGAGGTGTCCATTCCCGCATCTCTTAACCTGTCAAGAATTGATGCGAAATCGTTGGTTGCCGGGTTTACGTCTTCTACGGCTATGCCGAGTTCTTCAAAGATTCCGAGCGCCGCCGTTGACGGGTTCATAAGAGATACGAATGCTTGTCGAAGCGAAGTTCCTGCCGTACTTCCGTCATAGCCTGCATCGTATAACACGGACAGTGCGCCGACCGTTTCTTCTACCGAATAGCCAAGGCTGTTTGCCACAGGACCGACATATCCCATTGAGTTTGCAAGTTTATCCATCGATGCCATAGAGTCACCGATTGCCGCCGCAAACACATTCGTTACCCGCTCCGCTTGGTTTGCTTCCAAGCCGAACTGGTTCAAGGTCGAAATAACGGTTTCCGTCGTGAATGCCAAGTCGCTCTGCGTTGCCGATGCAAGGTTCAGGGTTGCCTCGATGGAGTCAGCCATCTGGTCTACCTTGTAACCTGCCGATGCCATATAATACAAAGCGTCCGCTGCGTCCGATGCCGAGAAAACAGTCTTTGCGCCCATTTCACGGGCGATTGAGGTCATTCTTGCAAGTTCTTCGCTTGTAGCGCCTGCGACAGATGCCGCATTTGCCATTGATTGCTCGAACTGTTGCGACACCATGACCGACTTCGTACCGAGTGCCACAAGCGGAGCCGTAACAGTTGCCGAGAGTTTCGTTCCTGCTTTCGTCAGGCTCGCCGACACCTTTTGTATCTTCTTTTGGGCATTGTCTAACCCTTTCGAGAGCGAGGATATGTCCGCCGCTATCTTTACCACAAGGTTTCTTATAACCGCCAACTGTCCTCACCCCCTATTTGATTATTACCCCTTGCTCTGCCGCCATTGCTTTCAGAACTGCATCACCCGCCGAGTTTGTTTTTTTCGGTTTCTTCCTTATGTCTTTCAATACCTTTGAAAGGCTCGGCAACTTCTTTTGCCTTGCAAAGGCTTCCGTATGCCATGCAAGCGTGATGTTGTCCTCGAACAGTCGAGTTTCCCGCTCTCGCTTTTGCTTTGCAAGGAGCATTACTTCATACGGAGTGTAGTTGTCGATTCGTAAGGGATCTATGTCAAAGAACACGACTGCCTTTTCGCAAAACTCGGAAAGGTCAAAAGCAGTCTCACTTATTCCCCCTGTTTACCTTCCGCCTTGCCGAATGCAAGCGTAAAGGCTTCGCCGAGTTTGTCCGCAATCTCGGTGATGTTTGAATACTCGTCAATAAGGTCACCGACCTTTTCGAGCGTAAGGGTTTTGTCTTCGTGGCAAAGCCCCGCATACACGATAATGAGCAAGTCTTTGATGCCCACATGCGAAAGGTCAAGCGCCGTAATGCTTTTGCCTGTAAGGTCTTCCACCTTGACGAGCGCATTGATGCCGTATCTCAATGTTCTGGGTTTATCCAGATTGATGGTTACTCCGTTCTTCATTCTTACTCTCCTTTATGGAAACTCAATTCGCCCGTACCCGTAAGTTCAAGGCTGATGCTGACCACGTCATCCACCGGGTCTTCGATTGACAAACTGCTGATGTATGCCGTTCCCTGATAGTAGTTCGCATTATCCACATACAGCTTTACGATTACGGTCGTGCCTGCAAGATATGCCTCTTGCAATGCCGCTTGACCTTGGGTGTCGGTCGGAACTTCGTAATCGCCTTCCGAACTCGCAGTCCACTCTTTCAGTCCCGTGATGTAGTTTTTCCAGTCATCGCCGAGAGCGGTCGTTTCCAAAGTTTCAAGCGACAGTTCAAGCGACCAGTTCTTGATTGCGGCTACCTTTTGGTTTCCGCTCTCACCGATAATCACTTTTCCGTTTTTACCTGCTACCGCCATATAGTCCTCCTATTTTTCGTTGTAATAAAACTCGAACTCGATGCTCGACAGGTACTCTTCCGTATTAAACTTCAATGCGGTGTTCCCGTTGTACTCGTAGTTCGTTTTAATGAAAACGGCTTGGATTTCCAAGCCGCACATATTTCCGTGAAAGTCTTGAAAGGCATGCTTTACCAATCTCGACAATTCTCTTGCTTTCTTGAATGTTCTGTCGTGGCATACGAACTGCATCGTCTGCCTGACAAACCCCGTATCGCCTTGCAGAGCCGAATCGTAGTTGGCAAGCACGGGCGAATAAACGATTGCCGGGAGCGGCGCGTCTTCGGGGAGCATTATGGGGAATATCTTATTCCCCACACGTTCTCTTATCTGTTCGTTTTTGCTTAAATACGCATATATTGCTTGGCAGATGTCCGTCATAGTTTTCTCCCCACCGCATTCGAGATTGCTTTCACGATCTCATCGTTTATCTTGTCGATGTTTTCGTCCACGGCATTTCGTAGAAACGGGTTAGCAGGTCTTCCCCTTGCACCGAGTTCTACGAACGTGCCGTATCGGAGCGATTTGTCATAGTCTACCGACACGGTCGCTTTGGTTTCCGTGACTTTGCCTTCGTTGAGTTTCAGACTCGCTTTCAGCGTTCCCGTATCCACGGGACAGTTTTTCCTTGCATCGTCAAGCGCAATCTTACCGCCTGCCTTTGCTCCCGTCATAAGCACCGATGACGCGGCATCTTCCATTGCTCGGATATCTTTCACGAGTTTGTCTGCGCCTTCCACTTTCGTTTTAACCTTCCGTTGCTTTGCGCTGTAACCCATCGTTCACGATCTCCTTGCAATTGAGTATTGTGGCTTTATGCCCCGTTTTATCGTCCGAAACTCCGATTATTTCATATAACGAGTTCCCGTACCTAACGCGATTTAGAACGGTCACGTTAGTCGTGTATCGGAGCGTTATCTTCACCACGGCTTCCGCTGAGACTTGTTGCGCCGTGTAATACTCCGTACCGCTCACAGGTTCGATACTCGCCCACCTTATGTCCGTTGTCACCCATGTTCCTTCTTGCCCGCCGAAATCGTCTCTCTCCCACACGAAGGTCAGAATTTCCACCTTTCGGTTCAATCTTCCTATATCCATCAGAACCTCTCTTTCCTGTAGGCGAACAGCATTCGCCTGACAAGGTCAAGGGTTTCGGATATATCGATACCCGTCTTATCCTTTGAGATTTGCCTTTCTTCGTAAAGCGTGGCTACGACTATGAGCATTGCCTGCCGCACGGTTTCGGGAAGGGGCTCGATTTCCGCAAGCGGTCTTCGAAGCACATCTTCCGTCAGTTCCCGCGCCGCTACTATAAGCGAGGCTATGAGATTTTCCTCGTCATCGCCGTCAACTCTTAAAAACTCTTTGGCTTCTTGAAGAGTAATCATACTCATACCTCCCTATTGTTTTTGGTTTACGCGCCCCTCTTTGCAAGAGTGACGAACGGCGAAACGGTCGCGCTACCCTTGTAAGGAGTGAGCGGTTTCGTCCAGATAGGTTTGCCATCAACCCTGTAGATGAAACGGAACACGTTTTCATCGTAAAGAAATCTGACGTGAATGGAACTTGCCGACTTAATACCACCCTTATCAATGAGAAGGTACTGACCGATATCCGCAAGGATAATGTCTCCGACTTCGCCTGCGGCGCTACACTGTTCGATAGGTACGACAGGTCTGCCGAAGAGCGTGCCGTAGGGTTTCTCCGAAAGACCGCCTGCCGGGATATACACGGGTTTATCTCCGATTTTGAGCGTGTAAAGGTAAGGTTCAAGTTCTTGGTTGATATACCACACCGCATTCGCTCTGGAACGAGACCACAGTCTGTTCCACATCTTGATGAGGTTCTCCACGGTGATTGTATCCGTCTGGCTTGCTTCTTTCGCCACGGTCACGATTGCACCGCTGTTGAGAATGCCGAGCGGTTCGCCCTCGCCGCTGCCCGAAAGGATTGCATCGTCAATCTTGAACCCGAACTCTTCTGCGAATGCCTGACGAATAACGGCTTCGAGTGCCGCCGCATCCTGCAAAAGTTCATCGGTCGCATAGCAAAGTCCCGTGAGTTTTTTAAGCGACAGTTCCATCTGTCTGAACTTGGGTTTGCTTGCGGTGAGTTCGTCTGCCTCGCCTTCCCAATAGGTCTGAACACCGCCCCAACGAGAACCATTCGCACGACTGTCTTCGTCAATGGCATTGATTTTCATTCCGTTTGCGTTGGTGCTGATAGGAATTTTTTTGACCTTGCTTGCGAGAATACCCGTTTCATAGGTTCTCTTCAAGAGTTCGGTCACGAAATCCTGCTGTACAAGGAAACCGCCGTCCGAGGGCGTGGTTTCGTTAAGACCGCTTGCCGCTCTCGTGGAAAGTCTCTCGTCCACCTTACCGCCCGGCATTGCCGCTCTATATGCCGCCATGAGCTGTTCTCCGAAAGACGCGAATCTCTTTTCGTTGTCCTTGGCGGGAGTGGGTTTTACTTCGGGTTTCTCGGTCGAACGGTCTTCGGGTTCGATTGCGAGAAGTTTTTCCGCTCTGCCGATACTCTCGTCCCACGCGCGGATTTCCTCTTCATACTTGTCGATGTCCTTCTGCTCTTCTTCGGAGAGGAAACGATCTTCGGCTTCCGCCTTATTAAGTACCGCCATCGCCTTGAGTCTTGCGTCCTCTCTCTTTGCTTTCATTTCGAGAATTTTCTTCATATTCATCTGTTTTCCTCCGATTAAATGATTTTGAATTTTGCTTGCAGGTTCTTGAGTTTTTCCTGCTGTTTCGCCTTTTTAACTGCGTTTTCCGTTTCTTCCGCTACTTTGCGTTGCTCGGTCTTATACACGTCATATTCTTGCATTGCACGAACACCGACATCGGTTGCCGTGTATGCCGGAAACGTTACGGGCGAGACGTCAAACAAGCGAACCTTTTTGAGTTCTCTCGTATCGATTCCGTCTTTGGATGACCATTCATCGTCTTCCACTACAAACCCGATTGACATCTGCGAAATGTCCCCGCGGCGGATGCTCGTGGTGATGTCCCTTGCCCAACTCGTATCCGGCGGAGTAATGCGGACACGGAGTCCTACATCGTCTTCTACAAGTTCGAGCGTTCCCGCTCTGTTTCTGCCGAGTACATAGTTTGGATCGTGATTGAACAAAGCGCGGATATCGTCTCTGCCGATGCTCTCCGCAAACGCGCCCTTTCGCACTTTCTCTTTGAACGGGAAAATGCCGCCCAAGGTTTCAGACCACGAATCGAAAACGGCGGCGTGTCCTTCGATACACGTTCCGCCGTCACTTTCGTTTATTCTTATTTCCTTTAGCGGGAGCATTCGGAGTTCCTTTTTGTTCGTTTTCTTCTCCATTGCTACCTCCTTCGTCTGGATTGTTTTGTTTGTTCTGCTGTCCGACCTGTGCCGACATCATCGAGCCGTTGACGAGGTAATCGTCACCGCCCTGTTCTGCCGGGACAAGGCTCATATCTTCAAGCCGTCTTATATCGTTGATAGACAACCACCCGTTTTGCCGTCCTATGGAATAGCCTTCCATTCGGGATTTGTAGTCACCGCGCAATAGTCCGTCCACATTGAACTTGGCGAAATACAAAAGCCGTTCTTTCTCGTCAAGGAGTGAACGGCTTATCTCTTGCTCCCACCTTACGAGCCACGGCCGTATGGTGTGCTGAACAAACTCTATGGATTGATGTTCTATGTTGGAAAAGGTTGCCCTTTCAAGGTCACCGACAAGGTGCGGCGGAACACGGAAGATACGGCATATCTCGTTCACTTGGTACTTTCTCGTTTCCAAGAACTGCGCGTCTTCGGGTGCGATGCCTATGGTGTGGTATTTCATCCCCTCTTCAAGCACCGCCACCTTATGGCTGTTCCTTGTTCCCTGATACACCTGATTCCAAGACTGTCGGAGTTTTTCGGGATCTTTGAGCGTGCCGGGGTGTTCCAACACACCGCCCGGTCTTGCTCCGTTACCGAAGAACTTCGCTCCATACTCTTCCGTTGCCAAGGCGAGTCCGACCGCCTCTCTTGCTTGCGCTATGGGACTTAAGCCTTTAACTCCGTCTATGGACATCGCTTTGATGTGGAAGATTTGGTCTGGTCGGTAGACATAGGTTTTGTTGGTTATTTCGTCCGAATAGGTGTACTTAATCTTGCCCGTGGTGCTGTCACGCTCCACTACCATTTGGTTCGGCTTTAAGTACCACAGTTCGGTCGTATGACCTTGTTTTCGGATGATTCTTGCATATGCGTTACCCCACAAAAGGAGCGATGTCATCATCGTTTCCCTGAACTCGAAACTCGTCATTTCTTCGTTTGGGAACTCATAAAGGCAAGAAAAGAGCGGATGTTGCTCCGCCATTTCGTTTTTGCCGTTCTTCCCCTTTTTGTATAGGTGCAGCGGCAAACTCGCTATTGTTTCCGCCAAGATCTTCACGCAAGCATAAACAGCGGAAGTTTGCATCGCCCGCATTTCGTCCACATTGATGCCGCTGTTGCTGTTGCCGATAAAGTCGACATCTACACCCCTGATGAACTCTTGTAATTCCTTTGACGGTGCTGTTCGTTTCTCTTTTCTGGGAGCATCTCTGCTCCGCCCGAATATTCCCATTTTACCTCCATAAATGCCGAACACCGCCTTTGTTTTGGCGGTGTCCTTGCTTGGTTTTTCTATGTTATACGATTGCGGTGTATCTCGGATAGGAGAACCCCTCGCTGTTGATTAGGATTTTGTAGTTTCTGTCCTTGCATTGGAGTGCTACCATGTGCCACACCCCGTCTTCGCCTACTCGCATAAGGTCTTTATTTTCCTGTACCCATTTGCAGTCTTCGAATAAGTCGTTCGCTACCTTGTCGAACTCGGCTGCGGTCAGATGGATTGTTTTCTCCACTTTGACTTCCGCTTTCGGCATTTCCTTGCCGTGCATGTATTTGTATTCTGCTACTGCATCGTGCCAGTCCTTGATGTTCGCTACCTTTCTCACGATTGTTGCTTTCATCTCTGCCACCCCTTATTTATTCGTTTTGGCGGCTTTCCTGCCGAGTTCGTAGGCTTCTTCGAGCATTGCCTTTATGCTCCACACACTCATTTCGATGAAGTCTTCGCTGTCGCTGTTTCGGGTTTCGAGGTCACCTCTTTCTTCGATGCTGTATGAGTTCTTTTTTGCGATTTCGATGAGTTGTTTTTTCATTGTTTTGCTCCTTTGTTTTTGTACTTACAATATACCGTAAACAATCGAAAGAGCCCAGCGAAAACGCGTGAAAACACAAAGAATTAACAAACAAAAACAAGGACTAACCCGCCCTGTCGGACGGTCGGATTTTTTGTCTTTTTCGGTCGTTTTTAGTCCTTTTTTAGCGGTTTACTATCGATAAGTGCCATTAGCGTATTGTCGATTGAGATCGGAAGAGCGTCGTGTAGGGAAAGAGT